AGATCCTGTGTCCATCGGTGATCCTGCTTTTTGCCAGGCTTTGTTAAGTTTGTTAGCAGTAACTTTGTTTCCTGCATCTTTCATACCTTGTTTAACGCCAGCTACTCCACTTGCTACTTTACCTTTAGCCCATTTACCTGCCGCACCTAAGGCACTTTTTGCTTTTGCACCCATTGTATTAGGATTATCTAATCCTAAATCCATTTGTGTTCCTGATGCAGGCTCTTTTTTTACACCTAATTCTGCTAACATTCTGTGTAGGTCTTGTTTATATGCTTCTTGTGGAGTTTCTTTTTGGCTAAAATCAAATTCGCCTTGATCACCTTTTTTAGGCTCTTGGGATTTTAAATCTGCTTTTGCAAGTCCTGCCCCGATTCCAACTGCCGCCGCCGCTTTAACAATATTTGCTGTCGTGTTGTCAATTGCTGTTTCCATTGAACCCGATGCTGTACCAGTATTCAGTACTTTATCAAATAATTCATCTTGCATTTCTTCAGGTAGAGCATCTAATGCCTTAGATAATTCATCACTCATTGGATTCGTCGTTGTTTGTACATCTACTAGTTTGTATACAGCATTGCCGTTAGCATCAACACCTGTAATTTCTGTTGTTACATAACCACTGTATACAGTTCCGTCATCAAATGTTTTTGAGACCTCTGATTTAAAGGTTTCACCAACTTTTATGTCATCTGGAATACCGTCAACTTTTATATTGTCAGTTGATATTTCAGATGTCATCTCTGCTGAAATATTTGTACCCATAAATTCTTGATTAGCTACTGCTCTTTCAAATCCTTGTACATCTTGTAGTGCATCAATTTGTTCTTGTGTCATACCAGCATCAAGAAACTTTTGTGTATTTTGTGTTAACCATTCGTTATCAGGAAAGTCAGCTGAATTAATACCTAAATCATTAAGTTCACTTGCACTTAATTCGGCTGTAACTTCAGTTGCATCTATTTCAGATCCGTCTATCTCTTGACCTGAGGTTGTTTTTTCAATATTAGCACCTGTGCCTTCAATGTCAAATTCGGCTTGCATATTGTCAATGCCATCAACTACATTTCCACCGCCATTGAGTTCAATAATCTTAGCATTAACTTGTTCCCATTGACCTTGAAGAATTTCTTTTGCTTCTGCATCAAGATCATGTGATCGCATTAATTCTTGCATCGCGCCTTGTGTTTGTATAAGTTCGTTGGCCGCAGTAGCATCAAGGTCTGCCATACTAGTTGCATCCATGGCAGATAATTTTGTTACATCAATTTCGCCTGAAGCATCATTAATAAATGTATTTGAAATTTCTCCAGGTAACATTCCACTAATAGCATCTCCAAGGGCACCTATACCTGCACCAACTGCCGCCATCTTAGTTGCTTTACCTGTCGCTGTTGAAAGTTTTTCACCTTTTAATAAATCTCTAGTGCCACGTAATAAGAAACCTACTGCCGCACCGCCGGCTGGACCAGTGGCAAACGCCGCCGCGGCTGTTAAGATAGCTACTGCTAAACTTGCCTTGCCCGGATTTGCTTTTGCCCAATCGCTAACTGCTTTAACACCTTGAACGATTTTTGCATCTTTAGATCCAATTTTGTTTTTTAAGTCTTCAAACTTTTTATCTATGTTTTGAACAGGGCCAGTCTGTTGTGCCGCTCTACCAAGTTCGTTAATCTTATCATTAAGATCCTTCATTAATTTGACAGGAAGTTTTGCTACATCGCCTGCTTTACCTATTGCAGTTCTGTTTGTGCCTGAATCCATTGCATGGGTTTCAGCATTTTTGAAAATTGTTTGAATTTGATCTGCGGTAAGCTCTGCTTCAAAGACTTTTGTAAGCTGTTCCATTAATGGCCATAGCTCACGTTCTGCTTTGCCAAGATAAATGCGTTGGCTTTCTGTAAGTGTGTCCCAACTTTCATTTAATATGTGTTGGGTTTTTAAATTATAGGCAAAAACTTCTTGCAGTTTCATTTGTTTATCCTATAGTAACTTAACTAGTTCTTGTTTTTGTTGCGGATTTAAAGCATCAATTTGTTTTTGTAGATTAACTGGAATCTTACCTTTACCAGCTGGGGCTTCACCTCCACCAGCTTGTCCTTGATCTGGTGCTTCTGCACCAGGCTGAGCTCCCCATTTTTCTCCAGGAGCTTGTTCTGGCTCTTGTTCTGCGCCAACTGCCGCCTGACCAGCCGCTCCTTTGAAAGTGTCTTGTGCCGCACCTTGTAATATATCGTCTACTTGTTTTCCTGTTAAAACGCCAGATAAGTTATTCAATCTACCTGTTGGCATTTTTTGTGTAGCCATAAAATCTTTTAATTGATCTGTTGTAGGCTTCTTAGGATCTCCGCCAGTTTTACCCATATACCCTCTAAATGCTGTATATAGTTCTTTAGCTCTTGCGTTAGCGTCTAATTTACCTTGAGCACCCGCTTTAGACCCGGCAGTACCAATTTTTGATGCAACTTTAGTTGCTAAATTGCCAGCCCAGTTGCCACCTGGTGCTTCATTAACGTTAGATTCACTTACAATTTGCTGTACTTTCATAGTTATACTCCCTGTCAGTTATATTTAGCTATAATCCTCAGACATACCCCATTAAATAATTACTATGCCTCATACTGTATATAGGGTTATAGAGAAGGTTACTAAAAAGCAAGAGCTAATGGACTGTAGTTCAGAAGCTGAAGCATTTGAAGTAATGGGTCAGTTAAAAGACGCGAATAAAGATTCTGAATATATTATAGAAGAAGTTGTAGTATATGATAAAGATGCTTTTCGTTATGGACGTGATCCGGAACTACATTAAGATCAACTGCGTTGATCTGTGTTCTCGCTATCGCTCTAACACATTATTCTTTCAACTGTTGAATTAAGTGCGAAGCACTTTTGCATCATGTAGATAGTTGAGCCATACTTCGCCCGTACCCGGACGAAGCATTTAATAGCCATCATGTGAGATGAGCGTACCATCTTGATAAAAAAGATTGCATAATGCACGGAGGCGGTAACCCGCAAACCCCCTACTTTAGCCTTCGCAATAGTTACGGACAGTATTAAACCCTTATCAAGCAGGGTTATCTACTGAGCTGGTTGCTTTTTCTCAGAGCCAGCATCTTTTAAGCCTGTAGTTAGCTTAACCTTGCAACGCACCAGAATCCAAATGTCATAATGTACACTTTCAAGGTGAGTCGAGCTACCCCGACCAAACAATGTTGCTTATATTTGATTATTTGCCTTTAAGAGCTTCTCTAAGAACCTTTGATCCGCCTACTCGTACATTAATAATACCGTTATAGTAGTCATCAGTCTCTAGAACCTTGCGTTCAAACTGTTCTCTTGCTTCTAGATAACTTGTTACGCCTTTACTTGGACAGTAATGTAGTATTTCTCGTGTGAATTTGTTTTTTCCTAGCTTATTAACATCTTCTAGCAACCAGTCACTGGACCCCCAATAGTCTCTCCAGTCACTTTCTACTGTACTTCTTCTTTTGTTTATCCTACCTTTGAGTGGTGGCCGGGTTTTTCTGAATCTAGCTAGTTTTTTACCGACGTATTTACGATTGTTGGTTGTATTTGTAATAAGATACACAAATCCAACACAATCCTTTGGTAGTTCTTTAATGATTTTTCCCTGGTAAGTCCACTCCATGTAGATACTTACTCAGAATTATTTTTGCTAGCCTCTCTTTTGGCAGTATGGTCTGCCATGATCTCTTTACGTCTTACTGTGCATAGTCTACGTATTTCGCTTAACCATCTTCTAGCATCACGTTTAGTACGTTCGCTTTTACGTATTTCAAAGTTTTCGTTAGCTTTATAGTATTCTAAGTATGCTTTAGTTATTAAATCGTGTGTATCATCCATTACTGCATAACCTCTACATCATTATCATATGAAGTAAAGCCGTTCTCTTTAATAACTTTTAATACATTAGTTACTCTACCCATTAATTCGTCTTTATGTGAAATAAGGTATATGTTTTTATTACGTTCCCTACCCATTTTCTTTAATATGCTTAACGAAGATTCAACACCTGCTGTATCCATACCGCTATCGATTAATTCATCAACAAATAATATATTAACTTGTTGGTATAAACTTTCCCAAACATCTCTAAATGCAAAACTTAATCCAAGGATTAATCTATTACGTTCACCTCTTGACAAGTTATCAAAGTCTAAGTCTTGTCCAAGTTGTGTAATTTCTACATTTAAGTCGTTTAAGAATTTAACAGAATGAGGTAAACCTATTCTATCAAGATAGAAAGTAAGTCTATTGTTTAAGTAGTTAAGGTTTTGATCAATAATTTTCTTTCTTATAAAGCTATCTTTGTTTGTTAATAGTTTATATAAGAAGTCTTGATGTTCTTTTGTAGATTTTAGTTCGTTAATAGTGTCCCAATTAACTTCTTGTAAAGCTGTATCCTTTAAATCATCAATTTGTTCTTGGTACGGATCAGTTTCTTCTTCTTTTTCTTGTAATGCTTTCTTTAAGTTTTCAACATTACCTCTATGTTCGTATGCCTCTTTAGCTGTTTCATAAAAAGTATTAGGCTTTCTACTTAAATCACCAATTTCATTTAATTTCTTTTGTACCTTTTCTTGTTTTTCAGAAATTTCAATCATATATGTATGTGCGTCACCATAATCACGTTGAACCTTGTCCCTTAATGATTCAAGTTTTTCGTCATGTAGTTCTTGACCACAAGCATAACATTTAGCGTGTTCAAGATTGTCAAGGTCACCACCTATTTTTTGTACATTTTTATCTGCTTGTTCTAATGCACGTTCAACAGTTGCTAATTCTTTTGTAAGATTTGTATGATGCTTGTTTAAGTCAGTCCATTCAGATAGTTTTTCATGATCATCTAGTTCACTATCAATATCTAATTGTTCTAATTCATAAATTGCTTTTTCTAGTTTAGTACAAGTCTCTTTATTTTGTGCTATCCAAGCCTTACGTCTACTTTGTAAACGATCAATGTTTTCTTTAATTTTTTCATTACTATCTTGAATAGCAGTTAGTCTTGCATTCTCTTCAGTAGTTTTATCTCTATTAATACGCATTTGCTCACGTAATAGATCTGCTTTTTCAGATAATATAGTAATACCTAGTAGTTGTTCTATAATAGCACGTTGATCGTTGTTCTTTAATGCTAAAAAAGGTTCAGTATATGTGTTTAATGCTAGGATATGCTTAAACATATCATGACTCATACCTAACAATGTATTGATATCTTGTTGTGTTTTACGAGAATCCCCTTGACTTTCGTCAGTTATTTCTTGATCTTCATTATTAATAGAGAATTTTAGTAAATTAGGTTTACGTCCTCGTTCAATATGATACTTTTCTCCATTTTTCTCAAAAGTTAGAGTAACTAACATACCTTTACTATTAGTTTTGTTTACTAAATTATCACGCCTAATATTTGTAAGTGCTTGACCAAACAATGCATAACTTAATGCGTTAATTATTGTTGTTTTTCCTGTACCATTACGTGAACCAGCATCGTCTCCACCTTGATCTAAGTTTTCACCTAAAACAAGAGTTAGTTGATTCTTATTAAAATTAATCGCTTGGGTAGTATTACCTACACTCATAAAGTTTTTAACAGTTAAGTCTTGTATTTTAATCACGATCTTGTCCTAACTGGTTATAAATGTTAAGTAATTTTGCTTTATCATAATTGTCTGACTCAATAGCTTGAATTTCTTTGGCAACAATTTGGTCAACACTTTCAAATTTTGTAATATCAATGTCTGTATTAATTTCATCGTCTTTATTGTTTGGTATAAGTGTAATTTCCCTACAATTATATTCATTAATAAATGTTTCTTTAATAAAACTTGCTTCTTCATACGATATAGGCAAGTCTAATGTAACTCGCAAATACATCTTTGGTTTAATTAATGTATCTTTTTCATCTAGTAACCTTGAAAGTTTAACTGTGCGATACTTGGGACAATTCCACCAGTTGATATATTCGGGTTCGCCGCCGTGTTCGAATATCATCATTCCTCGTTCATCGTCCCAAGCATCAGCATAGTTATGAGGTAAAGCATTACCTATATAATTAATACATCCTTTAACTTGCCTTTTATGGAAGTGCCCGGAGAACACATACTCTTGATTTTTAAAATGATCAGGTTGTAGCTCACCAGTATCAGGCATTTGTACCATAGCATTCATATAAAATGTTGGAAGTTCAAAGTGACCGAATACATACTTGCTTTTAATCTTTGGAATTCGTTTCCATTCGTCACCTACAAGCCAAGGTATTAAGGTAGTATCACCCTTTGTAGTAATTTCATTAACGATAGTAATGCCGGGAATGTGCTTACCAAACTCTATTGAATGAATATCTCTCTTATCTTTATAATATAAGTCATGGTTACCAGGAAAGAAGTAAAAATTTTCAAATGCTTTACCAAGTTTTTCTAAACTTCGGATAGTAGCATCCATGGTAGTAATGTTTAGACTGTTTCTATTGTGATGCCAGTCACCCATAAAGATACCTGTTTCACAATTATGCTCTTTGGCTTGTTCTATAAACCAATCTATAAATTCTTCACAGTCGTCATTATGTATTTTACTGTTAGATTTTAATCCGAAATGTATATCCGTAAAAACGGCGGCTTTTTTAAACAATGTTTTTACCTCTTATTCGACATATTATATGCTATATTTTTCTATTTGTCAACTTTCTGTTTTTTCGAAGTGTTTTTCGCATTCTTTTCCCAATTTTTATTATGTTCAGCTTGTTCACGTTCCCAAACTCCTTGATTCTGCCTTGTGAATGATGGATTCATGTGGTTCATTTCTAAAATATCATCCCTAATGTTTTGATTACGTTTTTCGATGTTAATAATTCTAACGAATGAGTTTGTAACTGCGGCAGTATAATATGCAAATGGGTTATTTGATTTTGATTCATCAAATTGCAATCCTATTTGAGCAAGTTGTAAGATTGCTTGACCTTTCATTTCGTCATTATATGTATATCCTCTTACATTTCCTCTAGTTGCGTATCGTTCACATAATTTCATCCACATCATTGCAAGTTTTTCGGTTGCTTGTCCGCAAGTTTTATCAAAGTAGCCGTTATCCATACCACCAACCCAATGGCTTTTGCCAATACACACTAAATCATTTGCTTCATTAAACTTATAATGTTGGAAAGGCGGAAAGTTTAATTTTTCTTTAGTATCAGCAACTGTTTTTGGTTTCTTTTTACGCCCTTTATCATCAGGTATATGATCATATGTCATAATTCTGAAAATGACATCAGTTTTATTGATTTTTTTATAATCTATCTCACATTCGGACTGTTTTATTTTTTCGCCGTTAGCTTTACGTTGTTCATATGCTTTTTGGCCTATTCTTTTAGCCCTATTTCGCTTTGCTTCAGCTATTGTCCGTATATTAACTTTTTCAATAGTAGGTAAAATTATATCAAATTGATTAAAATCGTCATCTGTGTAACTACAAAATGTATTTTTTGATTTATGGATCTCTGCTAGTAGATCTCGGTTGTTTAAATAGTTCACCTTTCTCATGTATTTCTCCATAGTAAAGTCTTATTATAAACTATGCACTTAATAAAGTCAACTAAATACTTGTAGGAGATTAGCCAAATGGTCGGTATAATTGATACAGTAGCAAATAAAATACAAGGTGGGTTTGACGCAGTCAATGAATTCGTAGCCCCCAATTTAAAGCATTTAGAACCAGGTATTCGTAAAGTCCAGAAATTAGCTGAAAACGTTACAAGTGCAAAAGGTCTTATGAAAGAGTCTCGGAAGGAAAAACTTCCAGATGGGGTTATTGGTCCTATTAAAGAAGCGGCTGTAGGTAGTTTTCCTAAAGCCCAAGAACAAGATTGGCGAGTAAGTTTGAGTATACCCAATGTAGAACCTTTTAGATCTGAATCCCAATTATTAGCCCCTTTACGAGAAACAAATAACAGCTTGGTATTTCCGTTCACTCCGGCTGTTCTTGTAAGTCATAGTGCAAGTTATAATGCGTTGGCGCCGACACATACTAATTATCCGTATCAAATTTATGCTAACTCACAAGTGGATCAACTAGTTATTACTGGAGACTTTTTTGTACAAAACGGCTTTGAAGCACAATATTGGGTATCGGCATTACACTATCTAAGAAGTTGTACAAAAATGTTTTACGGTGGCTCTGGAGTAAATCAAGGAGCACCTCCGCCAGTAGTTAAACTAAATGGTTACGGTGATTATGTATTCAACGATGTTCCAGTTGTTATAGTACAGTTTACAATTGATATGCCTCAAGAAGTTGATTACATTTCAACATCAATTGGTGAATATAAAGGTGGACTTGGACCAGATGCTGAAATGGGGCCTATGATAAGAGCTCAATCAAAAGCAATGGGTCAAGATTCTCGTCCTGGTGATACAAGAAGTAGTTGGGCACCTGCACAGAGTTTATTTTCTGTAACAGTACAGCCTCTTTACAGCAGACGTGCAGTTCAATCATTTAGCCTTGAAAGATTTGTTAAAGGCGGATATGTTGGAAACAATACTGGAGGATTTATTTAATGCCAAGTGGATCATCACCGTGGAAAGATACTCCATACAGTAATGGGGGAGACTTTTTAGGATATTTTCAAATTCGTCCGATACCAGCATCACCTGATGATACGCCGTACGTTATACAAGCTCAGTATAATCATAGACCTGATTTACTTGCCTATGATTTATATGATACTCCAAAACTTTGGTGGGTATTTGCACAACGAAACATGGATATTATAGAAGATCCAGTTTATGATATAGAAACTGGCGTTGAAATCTTATTACCAAATATAGCTGATATCAAATCTGAAATAGGATAGACTTATGTTTGAAACAGGTCGTATAAAAAATCTTTTAAGCACAACATTATCAAAAGGTAATGCTCTTGTCCAAGAGGCAAATCTTTCTAATTCAAATTTGAAAACTTTAGGGAATCAGTTTACTAATAATTCTGCAAATACAATAGCAAAATTTGAAGGATCTTTTAAAGGTGGTGTTGATCAACTATCTGAATTTAAAAATGTAGCTACAGCAGAAATGAAAACCCTAAAAAATAATATAGCCCCAATTGCAGATAAGACAATTAAAGCAGTTACCGGAGATATTAATAATATTCAGCGAATTGTAGGTGTTCCAGAAACAAATAAAATCCTTAATGCAAATAATCAAGTTGTTAATAATGCTATAGACAATATAGGTAATGGTTCGTCAGGATCTTCTGATGGATCAGATGCTTTAATAGCCAATCAACTGCCAGAACGAAACGAAGGTGAAGAAAAAATAGAGGGACAAGAGTCAGGTACTGTAACTGTAAGCGGAACTATTCCACGAGCAAATCCTTTAGAAAGATTTGTTAGTGCAAATTATCAAATTACTTTAAGTGCTTTAACAAATGAAGAACTAGCTGATCCTGATAATACTTATATGAAGAATGGTCCACAACACATAATTATTAAGTCAGGTGGTGGCACACAAGGTATAGGTGGTAAAAAAGTTGATACGTCAATGGAAACAGATATTGGTAACAACAACCTTGCCGCTTGGAATATCGGCAGAACAGAATATTTTATAGAAGATTTAACCATAGACTCGATTATTTCCCCTAATCCTAAATCAAGAACTACAGCATATCATCAAATGACTTTTAAAGTTATAGAACCTTATAGTATGGGGCAGTTTTTAGAAGCATTAGAAATTGGTGCTAGACGAGCCGGCCATGTGAATTATCTTGGTGCTCCATTTATGCTTTCAATAGACTGGGTTGGTTGGTTACAAGAACCTTCAAAGCCAGGAGGAGTAGATTTTAATGATACAGTTGGAGATATTAAACGACTTTCAGACATGGCGGGTGAATCAGGACGTCATTTGCCTATAATGATAACAAGATCTACTTTTAATGTAACTACAAGAGGGACAGAATATGATTGTACAGCAATAGCTTACAATGGTGGTGCATTAACAGATGGTGTACAACAAATTAAAACTGATATTGCAATTTCAGGAGAAACTGTAGAACAGATTTTACAATCAGGTGCAGGAAGTTTAGCAACTGTAATTAATTCTAGTTTATTAAAACGTGAAGCAAAAGATGAAAGAATATTTGCTGACGAATATGTAGTTTTGTTTCCGGTTAAAGAAGCTAGTGCAAGTTCTCCTGTAGCAGGACAAAAACTTAATTCAGCTGTTAGTGTAAAAAATCTTACAAAAGAAGAAGCTATTAAGCATTTTAATTCTTCTAAAATAAGTGAATCACAATTACGACAGGTTATAGGTGAAACTAAAGAGTTTGATTTCCAAATTTGGGCTAAAAAGATTTTAGGAGTATCTATTAAGCGAAATAATATAAGCGAAGAATTAAAGGCAGATCAAGTAATACAGGCTAATATTAATAGTATTGGTAAATCAAAAATTGTATTTGATCCCCTACAAGATGGGTCAACATCTCCAACTAATGAAGAACTAGCTCATAGTAAAACAAAAAATATAACTGAACAACAAGTAAATCAAATTCCTAAAAATACTAGAGAAATAAAATTTAAAAAAGGTACTAAGATTAATAAAATTATTGAAGAAGTAGTATTATCTAGTGAATATGGTAGAGGATTATTAGATAGAGCAACTAAAGAGTCTGGTGCTAAAGAATGGTTTAGAATAGAAACACAAGTTTTTAATATTCCTGTTAAAGAAGCAGAAGAACAACGTGGTAGGCCTCCTAAATTATATGTATTTAGAGTTGTACCTTATGACGTTAACGTTTCAGTAACTGAAAAGCCAAGTGAAATAATGCATGGTGAAGACGATATTAGAAATCATGTTGTAAAGTATTATGATTATATGTATACAGGACAGAATAAAGACATTATAAATTTAGAAATAAATTTTGAAAATAGATTCTTAACACCTGTATCTCCAGATAAAGGAGCTAACCAAAAAGATCTCACTGATCATGGTGCTTATGCTACAAACCGATCACATGATGAAAATAGCAATCCACAACAACCTAAAGAAGGTTCATCTGGTAATGTTAAAGGAGGTATAAGAAAAGTAGGACAAGTCCCTATTGGCAATCCTAGCTCTAGTGTTCGAGGTATTCCAGGAAATGAAAAAGAAGATATTGCTAGAACTTTTCATAATGCGTTAGTAAATCATACTGTTGACTTAATGCAACTTAAACTAAGAATTTGGGGAGATCCTTATTATATTAGTGATAGTGGTGTTGGGAATTATAATAGTTCTGGTGCTGGTAAAGGCGGCAAAGCAATGATTGATCCTCGTGGCCAGATGGTATATAAATCAAAACAAGTTTACATTAATATCACATTTAGAACTCCGATAGATGTAGGATACAATGGAGTAATGGAATTTAATCAAGCTCAAGATAATGATACTAAAGCTAGTCATCAATTAGAAAAGTTTAGTGGAATATATTGGGTAACAAATGTTAATTCATCATTTTCCGGTGGTAAGTTTGAACAAGAATTAACATTATTAAGACAAAGAAATCAATCTGGCCAAGCTGTAGAAACGAAGAAAGCAGAAAAGAATAAAAGTTCAGGATCTTATCTTGAAGATTTCAATGGCAGGAATAGGATATCTGGTCCTCCACATTATGCCCACGCTTCGGCGTATACTCGTGGTAAAAATAATAGTAGTCTTGATGGTACTGGAGCAGGGAGTATATTCTCGTAATGGCTAATTATTTAAACGCACTAGTAGAAAAAATTTCAACAGATGCTATATCTCACATACCTGATCCAGGTCCGTTTGAAGCTAGAGTAGTAAGCCATCTTGATCCGCATTATATGGGAACTATACACGTTGAGTTATTGAAAAAAACTACATCTGGTAATGATGGTGCAACTCCTGGACAAACTTTTGATGCAAAATATCTGTCACCATTTGCTGGACAAACAACTGCTTGGTCAGTAACTAATAGTGAAGATTATAGAAATAGTCAACAAAGTTATGGTTGGTGGATGATTCCACCAGATGTTGGAACTAAAGTTTTAGTAATCTTTGCAGAAGGCAATCCTAACCAGTGTTATTGGCTAGGGTGTATTCAAGATCGTTATATGAATTTTGCTATGCCAGGAGAAGCGGCAACGTCAATTACAACTGACGGAACTCCTGATGATTTTAAAGGTAAAAAAATTCCAGTAGCTGAATATAATAGAGCAGTTGAAGAAGGAATTAAACAAGATCCTACTAAATTTTTAAAACCATATCAAAAAAGACTTCTTGATCAGTTAATTGTTCAAGGGTTTGCTTCTAAAGATTTTATAGATGAGTTTAGAGGCACAACAACTTCAAGTGCTAGACGTGAAGTGCCTAGTGCAGTATTCGGAATTAGTACACCAGGACCAGTAGATAAAACTGCTGGAGCACCAACAGGAATAAATGGATTAACTGATTCAGTTGTTTCTAAAAATCGCAGTCGACTAGGTGGCACTAGTTTTGTAATGGATGATGGTAATGATAAACTTTTAAGAAAGACACCAGCAAGTGACGGTCCACCAGAATATGCTAATGTGGCTTTCGGTGAAACTGACGGATTACGTGAGTTACCACATAATGAATTATTTAGGGTAAGAACAAGAACAGGTCATCAAATTTTATTACATAATACAGAAGACCTAATTTATATTGCTAACTCAAAAGGATCAGCATGGATTGAATTAACATCAGATGGAAAAATAGATGTATATGCAAAAGATAGTATTAGTATGCATACAGAAAATGATTTTAATTTTACAGCAGATAGAAATATTACTATTGAAGCTGGTGCTAATATAGATTTAAAAGCAAGTGGAACATATACTGGATTAGGGGAAGATGGCGCAGTTAAACTCCGTAAAGGTAACATCCAAATGGAAACGCTTAATGATTTTAATATGCTTGTCGGAAAGAATCACTGGGTTACTACTACAGGCAATTACGAAGCTAAGACATTTGGCGACAATAAACTTCACGCACATGGATCAACACATATTAAGTCAGGAAGTCAGCATATAGAAACGGCGGAAAAGATTCATATGAATGGACCGAAGGCCGACTTTGCATCGGAGGTGCTACCTCTTAATACTCATATTTTACCAGGCGTTCCAACAGGTAATATGACAGGTACTTTAGTACAAAGAGCACCAATGCATGAACCTTGGGATCATCATGAAAATATGAATCCGTTAGCATTTAAAATTGTATTAACAGATAGAGATAATGTAGTAACAGCAGTTAATCCGTTGGAGTTTACAGCTACAGTTGATCCATTTAAAAAAGAATCAAAGAAGGTAGATTAGATGAGTATATCAGATAGAGATTTATACAAACAGATTAGAGTACCTGTAGCACAGCGTCAAACCCCGGTTGCGACTAGTAGAGCTTATCGCGGATTAAGTACTGTTGACCCAGCTAATAGAAGTAATGTTTTATATGATATAGCCTTAATTAAACAAGACATTATAAATCATTTTCATATTCGCCAAGGAGAAAAGTTAGAAAATCCTGAATTTGGTACTATTGTATGGGACGTTATATATGAACCATTAACAGAACAATTAAAAACTGTTATAGCACAGAATGTTACTGAAATTGTTAACGCTGATCCAAGAGTAAGTGTAGATGCTATTGTTATTGATCAATATGAATCTGGAATTATAGTTGACTGCACATTATCATATCTACCGTATAATATTTCAGAACAAATGCGTTTAACATTTGATGAAGAAGCTGGCGGATTTTAACAGAATTAAGTATGTGGTTAATGAAATCAAATAAATAGAGTTAATAGGGAAAAGATATGTCAGTAACAAATAGACAAAATAGATTACTTCTTGCAGAAGACTGGAAACGTGTATATCAAACGTTTAGAAATGCCGACTTTAGATCGTACGATTTTGATGGTCTACGTCGTACTATGATAGCATATATTCGTGATAACTATCCAGAAGATTTTAATGATTATATTGAATCAAGCGAATATCTAGCATTAATAGATCTTATTGCATTTTTAGGACAAAATATTTCTTATCGTATTGACCTTAATTCTAGAG